TAGCCTCTAAGAGCCTCTTAACCTTGCTTGCTTGTTCCTTTGATAGTTCCATTTTCTATGAGTATTTGTTTAACCTTACTAACCGTATTAACGCTAACGTCACACCATTTAGCCAGCTTGCGCAAAGGTAAGGGCTTGGCTTTCTTTAGTTCCTTAACTACCTCTGGATATTGTTCCAAGATAGCATCATCGGACTTGCGATAACCTACCTTGCGCCCAAGCTTACCGCCATCGCTTATGTACTTTTTCCTACCGCTATTTAGGCGAAAGTAGATGTTTTCCCTTTCTATCTGGGCGCAAGTACCAAGTACCGCTACCATAATATCCAAACATGGATATATTTTGCCATCGGGCATAAAGATAGATAGTTCCTCTTTCTGGAAATAGATGTTAAGGTGCTTTTCCTTTGCCTCTATTATAGTTTGGTGTAGTGTGTCGATGTTTCGGGATAAGCGGCTAAGTTCCGATACCAAGAGCGTATCGATACCATTATCATAGCAAAAGGATAGGCACTCATTTAATACTGGTTGCTCATCCCTTTTCTTAGCACCAGATATATGGCACTCAAACACTTTAACCACCTCTAAACCTTTTCTTTCAGCCACCTCACGCAAACTTACCACTTGGCGGCTTGTGTCTTGTCTATCCCCTTGGCTCGATACACGAGCGTATATTACTGCTTGTTTCATTATATATGTACCTTATTTAATTGTTATATACTAAGTGAAAGAAAGCCCACCAAGGTACTATTTTTCGCTTGGTGGGGTATGGTGTAGCGTTAGAACTTTCTACCACCCATCTTAATCAAGCTACCATCGAGGATGCAGCCGATAAGTCCGATAAGAATAATAATAGCCATAAATCTAATTTCCATTTTACTTGTTAAACACTAAAGATAACTAACACTGGATAGGTTTAGAATTTCTTACCACCCATCTTGATAAATGCGCCTGGATTTAATACCATAGCCAAGATAATTAAAACTGCTAACATAACTATAAAAATTTAATTTTCGTTTGTGGGCTGGATTAGTTCCCTTATCTATATCCGCTTGCAAAGTTAAGTAGAAAAAATGAAACTACCAAACTTTTTGTAACTTTTTTAATCAAAGAATAAAAAAAAGATGTTTTAGGGTATGTTTTAAGGTGGTTTTAGGACTTATTTTGATACAAAATATAAGTAACACACAAAATCGCACAAATAACAAAGTACATATATAATATGGTATGAAAAAGAGATTAGATTTATATTTAGCCGATTTGGTAGAGCCAAAGGATAAGCTTTTAATGTTATCCTTGGTTAGTAAGCCAGCATCGGGCATGAGGGCAAAGAAAATAGGCGATAACCTTTTCTTTGTTCCCATATTACCAGCTAATACACCGATATACCGCAAGGATAGCCATATAGGGGAATATAACATTATCTTTATGCCAGATAGCATCCAAGCGATAATGGCAAAGGGTGGGAAAGTTCCCTTTGATATAGAGCATAGCGGTATGCCTATCGATGGAGTTACACTTGTAGAAAGTTTCCAAATCGATTATAGCAAGGGAAAAGTGTATAATGACTATCCAGCACTACCCGATGGCACTTGGGTAGGGATAATAAGTGTAAAAAACACACGTTTTTCGGTGTCTGGCTCTGGTGGTGGTGGTTCACAATTTTTGGAAAATTTCGGTATCTCGGTTAGTGGTATATTTACCTATGACAAGGTAAGCTTATCGGATGCCATAAAGATGTATAACGAATTAAAGATAAGATAATATGTTTACGTTAAAAGAATATTTGCAGGGTGTGTTTAACTTTCCAGTAGCGGATGAGTTAATAACGTCTATTCTTTGGGAGCGTGGTTTTACTCCTGATGATGAGTGCGCAAACACCGAAAAAAAGGATAGAGAGTTACTTGTGGCTGACGTTTTAATGGCTTTGTCGAGGGCAAGCCAAACATGGGCAAACAAGACTGGAAACGAGGCTTTTAGTATGACGGTTAGCGGTGGTTTAATACCTTTGTCGGATAGACAAGCGATGCGAAACGAGGCTAACAAGCTATATGCGGCAAATGGCGAAAGCGATAAGGTACGTTTGTTAAGTGCTATAAACTTGTATGGTGTATGAAAGTATCAAGGATGAGCAAAGGGGAGGTTATCGATAAGATGTTTCCCCATAGATGCAAGGTTACATATATCGAAACGGTAGAAACCAGTAGAGACGATATAGTAACGGAATATCCAGTAGCGGATAATCTGCCATGTAGTGTGCAGCATCTGGAGCAAGACGAAAGCGGAGTTTTGCGCACAAACGAATATATCTTGCTTTGTCCTTACTTGGATTTGTCTAACATACCGCCCACACCAAAGAGGGGTAGCGGTTCTTGGGAGGTAGAAATAACCATCCAAGGGCGTACATACACTTGCAAGGGAAATGGGCAGGTGCTAAGTGTTGGCGGAGACGCTTTATATGAGGTAGGCGGTTATACCATCGGTACAAAGATGCACTTAATATCAAACGCTTTCATTATCTGGTAACAAAATCGCACACTTTCACACGATAGACAAGAAAGTTATATATATAGGTAAAAAGTAAATTTTATGAATAATAGATTTATAGAGCTTAGAAAGCAATTTGGTAAGTTTATCGCTAATTTTTCGGTAGTCGAGGATGGCGATAAGACTTTCATTTATGATGCAGAAAGCATCCATGAGGGCTTGGAGATTAACACCTATAATGAAAAGGGCGATGTAGTACCTCTGGAGGATGGAGAATATACCATCGATGGTGTTAAGGTGGTAGTTAAGGATGGCAAAGTAAACCAGATGCCCGAAAAGGAAAGCAAGGTAGAGGATGAAAAGCCCGTAGAAAGCCCAGAAAAGCCCATAGAAACGCTTGAAACGGAGACGGATGATAAGGACACCAAGATAGCAGAACTAAGCGCAGAAAACGAGGCTTTGAAAGCCGAAAACGAAACGCTTAAAGCTGAACTTGAGGAACTGAAAAAGCCCCAAGCCGAACCAGTGCCGCAGCGTACCGAAATGGCTACCCATGAAACTGGAGAGGTAAGCGAAAACGTAAAAGGCACTCGCTTTGAGAAAGCCGCAAGAATTTTTGGAATTAAGTAATAACAAATAAAAATTTTTAGAAAAATGAGCATTGTAAATAATCTACCCTCATACGTCGAGCAAAACCACGATAAGCTTTTGCGTGATGTAGTTTTAGGTGCAAGCAGCGCAAAGCACTTTACTTTGCAAACTGGAGTTAAGCCTAACGGTACGGCTCTTAATCTGCTTGCTACAAATGTAGTCTTGCAGGATGGTAGCACTTGCGGCTTTAACGCTGCTGGTACAAGCACCATTTCCCAGCGTATTATTAAAGCACCTCTGGTTAAGGTTAATATGGACTTTTGCGAGAAAACCTTGCTTAACTCCGCTTTGCAGCATGAGGTAAGAGTGGCAGCAGGACAAAAGACACTGCCATTTGAGCAGGACTTTATCGCTGATGTTATCGCACAAGTAGCCCTTGCAAGTGAAAAGCTTGTATGGCAGGGCGATACCACCAAGACCACCGATAACACTTTGAAATGGTCGGATGGTATTATCAAGATTGCCAAGGCTAACGATGGTGTACCAGCCGCAAACAAGCTGGAACACGATGCTATTACGCTTTCAAATGTGCGTAGCGTTATCGATAACGTGGTGCTTGCTATTCCTACCGAAATTATCAAGGATGCCGTTATTAACCTTGGTTATGATGTTTACCGCCTCTATATTATGGCTTTGCAGCAGGCTAACTTGTACCATGAGGCTGGCGATGGTGTAGATGAGAGCGAACACCTCTACCAAGGTAGTAGCATTAAGATTAGGGCTTGCGCTGGTCTTGATGGCACAAGTGAGATTATCGCCGCCGCCGACAAGAACTTGTACTATGGTACGGATATGCAGGGCGATGAGGAAAAGTTTGATTTCTGGTACTCAAAGGATGACCAGTTATTTAAGCTTGCTATTTGTTGGGGTCAGGGCGCACAAATCGCTTTCCCATCAAAGGTTATTATCTCATCCCTTGGAGAGTAAACCGAAAGGATAAATTTCTGCAAAAATATAAAGTAAGATTTGGGGGTGGGGTCTATGCCCTGCCCCTTATCAATTAAAAAAGGAATTTATGGCAAAGAAAGATAATAAAAAGGTCGCAAGTACCTTAACCATGCTATCTATGCCGCCAGTGGCTAACGTAACGCAAACTCGCTTTGCTGAAGCTTTCAGCACTGGCAAAGATTGGGTGTGTTATGGTAGCGATAACAAGTTCCCAGACTTTCTTTATACCCTCTATCTTAATAGTCCTACACATGGGGCTATCATCGATGCCAAAACCATGTTTACGATGGGCGAGGGCTTTGCTTGCGGAGAGGAACAAGCGAACTTTAGAGGGGAAACATTTAACGAGGTAGGGCGCAAATGTACGCAAGATTACCACTTGTTTGGTGGCTTTGCGGTGCAAGTTATCTTTAACAAAGCTGGTAAGATAGCCGAAATATATTGGGCAGACTTTAGCAAGCTTAGAATAAACAAAAACGCTACCAAAGCATATTGGGCAGACGATTGGAGTAGCTACCAGACAAGCCCGATAGAATACGACACATTTAATTTGGCTATGACTAACAAGACAAGCCAGATTTTCTACTATCGTGGAAACAGTCGTACATACTACCCTATCCCATCTTATTATGCAGGGTGTACCGCTATCCAAACGGAAATGCTCATACAAGATTACCATATAAGTAACCTAAAGTATGGCTTTACTCCTAACGTAGTCGTAAACCTTAATAACGGTGTGCCGTCGGATGAGGAAAGGGAGGCTTTCGAGAAAAAGTTTAGGGAAAAGTTTTGCAGTTCCACAAGTGCGGGTCAGTTCCTTTTGTCTTGGAATGAAAACAAGGATAACGCTATAACGGTGGAAAAGCTGGATGATGATAATATCGATAAGAAATTCTTGCAGCTTTCCAAGGACACAAACGAAAGTATATCTATCGCACACCGCTTAACCTCTCTTACGCTGCTTGGTCGTACCCCTGCAAACACTGGTTTCACGAAAAACGAGTATCTGGAGAGTTATAGCATTTTCCAAAGTACGGTTATAGCACCATGCCAAAAGGAAATTAGCCGTAACTTTAGAAAGATAATGCCCGATAAGGACTGGAGTATCAAGCCCTTTGTGGTAGAAAGAAACGATGAGTAAAGTTTTTCGGTTTTCATATCATATATATAGGTGTTAGTTATTTCTTGGTGGGTGTTTCCGAAAGGTTACACCCATTTTTCTTGCGCTAAAAATCTTGCAAGCGAAATGCGATTTTAGAAAAGTGGGAATGTTATATTTTGCGATATATTTTTTAGCGCAAAAAGAAACACCCTACTTTCACAAGCAAGGTGTTTCAAACGAAAATTAAATTTTATAGCCATTATAAAAATGGAAATAAAACTTGGGTGCAAAGATACGCAAAAATCGCCTATCTACAAAGCTTTTAGGTCGGTTTCCATATCTTGCTTATGATTTTATAGGCTTTTTGGTTTTTGCCAGTTACCTTATCCCTCGTTTGTGATGGTTTGTACTCAAAGAAAGTGCTAAACTTTAACTTTTTCTTTCCTGCAAGTTCTGGAAACTTTATGGCTATGCGCTCACAAAGTTCTTTCGCTCTTGCTGGTGTAACCGTATCGCCTACTTTAAGCCCGAAAGCCCTATATATTTCGCTCTGGTAGTCTTGTACGCTCATATCCTCTACCGCTTTTTGTACGGTATCGGTGCGGTAGTGCAGTTCTGCCACTCGTTTCTTACCTAACTTGTCGTAAGCATCCCTAATAAATGGGTATCGCTTTTCAGCGGTACGGATAAAGATATATCGCTCATCCTCATTAAAGAAAATGCGTGTACCCTCTCGATGCTCACAATATAGCAAGAAACACTGCTTAAACGTGGCTTTCTTGTGTGGCTGGTTAATAATATCCCTTTCGCTTACATCGTCTTTGCTATGGGTAACTAAGCCCTTATACTCGGCTTTAATACCTTGCTGGATAAGCTTTGCAGGAATGTTTGCCGCTATGGTGTACTGGTTTGTAACTACATCGTGGGCGATTTCGTCTTTAAGTTCCAAAAGTGGGTCGTACTCCATTTCTTGTGTGCCATCAATCTTTGGGGAAAGGTGCAAGTTTTCCATGCGGCTATTACCCTCTTCCAAGTCCTTTTGGTATTGTTCCCAAGCGTAGTTTCTGCCAGTGCCGCCCACATCTGACATTTCCAAGATTTGGTTAGCCCAGCCCAAGATAGTTTGCTTTTCCGTTTCGTAAGTGCTTTGCGTACCATCATCGGAAAGGTAGCGAGTGCCGCCAGTAGCTATCCAGTGGTAGGCGGTATGGTTTCTTGTATCTCGGATGCGCCCAAGAACTTGCACCACGATAGTAGATATATCGTGCAGGGTGTTAGCGTTTCTTGGGTCGCTTATTAGATATGTTACTCCATGAGGGTCGAACAAGTCCACACCACAAAAAGCGGTGCTTGTAAGGAAAGTAACCTTGGTGGGTGCGCTATTAACGCTTGCTATGGGCATATCCCTTAACTCTCTTGTTTCCCTGCAAGCTTGCAAAAAGATTTGTTCCCCTTGCTCCATCCCTGCTATATAGTCCTTTGCGGCTCTTTCCAAAGCTTTGTTTGTTACTTGTCTTAGTATTTGCTCGTTTATATCTTGGTTAGAACAAATTACCCTTATCTGGCTACCATACTTTTCTATCATGGGCTTAGAGAGTATATCCCTAATAAAGCGCACACTATTAACAAAGAAATAGCCATGTGCGCCCTCTCTCCTGCCATCAAGGTAGGCTAACACCTCATCCCTTACATCGGTAAGCAAATTAGTATGCAAGCTTACCTCGGTAAATCTCCGCATAAGTTCCACTGGATAATTAACCTTGCGTATTTCCTTGGGCAGTTCCTTATACCACTGGTGGGCTTTAAGCGGTGTAGCGGTTATGGCGGTACATCTATTTCCGAACTCCTCCACACAAGCAAGCATTTGTTTTAGGTGCTGCTTTCTTTGCCCATTATAGGAAAATACTACTTGGTGTATCTCATCGATATACAAGTACCATCTACCCACCTCTGGAGAAAAGCCGTTATCTTTCATGGTTTGGATAATCTTATATACTTGGTCGTAGGTGCAAACTATCTTGCAGAACTTACCATCTTGTGCTTGGATGCGCTTAATGTAGCGTAAAATCGCCTCTGGCTTATCGTTATGGCTACTATAAACACAAAGCATATCTCCGTCGATTTCGTTATCAAGCCACTTTGTTATTTCGTGGCTAAGTGGGTCTTTTTCCGCTACCTTGGAAATGCAAAGGTTTACCATAGGAAACGCTACTATCATGTTTCTGTCGGTCTGGTTAAGTATCATGGTGGTAGCACCACACCCAGGTACTGACTTAACAAAGATGCAGCCAGTGGGTATTACACCACCCTCTATAAAGTCCGACAAGTAAATCTGCCTATCCTCTTTTGCACACCTATTTATAACGCTTTTGGGTATATCGCACTCATATACGGTGCGCCCTTTCTCATCGATACCCTTTCTTTGCCATTTGCTTTCCGTAATCATACCAAGCCCCTTTCTTTCATTAGTTTCTCGTTAAGGTCTTTGTAGCCCTCAAAGATATAGTTTTTGTTTACTACCCTATCGCCAAAGGTCGCTACAAGCGTTTCTAAGGCTTGTGTGCCTGCTTTGTCAGCATCAAGCAAGGAATATACCACCTTGCAATTTTCAAGCCGTTTAAGGGCTTTTTTCAAGTTAGATGTACTATTAAGTACGATAACATTAACCTTGGGGATGCCCCAGAACTCCAGATAGCTAAGAAAATCCATAAAGCCCTCTACAACCATCCAAGCTTGGCTTTCCCTATCTACCCATATAGTGCTAATATCTTGATGCCCTACCGTTATCTTTACTTTGCCGTTTCGGATAACGTAAGAGCCATTATCGTTTGGAAAGCCCAAAGCGAAAAAGTTATGCTTGGTGCTGCCGACAAAGTTATAAAACACCTCTTTGCAGTAGCGTTTAGCCCAAGAAAGGGAAATGCCCCTTTTCTGGATATAGTCTATAACTGGTGTTAGCTGGATTTCCCTAACTTGTCTTACCTCCATCTTGCTATCTTTCACTACTGGCTCAATGGTCGCAAACTCGCTAATATCCTTTTTGGTGGTTAGGCTTGGGCTTGCTATCGATGCAAGGTAATTGCAAGCATCATGGAAAGATAACCGCCTATCGAGCATAACCAAATCGATAATGCTACCGCCTTTGCCATCGGTTAAATCTCTCCACAAGTTTAGCTTGGTATCTACCGCAAGGTTTACCCCATCGGCTCCAGCTACCCAAAACCTTTGATAATACAAATGGTGTCCTCGTCTCCTAACTGGCTTTACACCTTGCTCATCCAAGTAGTTTGTTATGAGCATTTCTTTTAAGTCCTTAATTTCCATTTTCTTACTTGTTATTTAATTTTCGTTTATACTATTTGCATACCATTTTTGAAAGAAACACTTGCAATATACCAAATTGTTAATATTCCATCCGTTTGGTATGCGATTTCGGGTGCAAATATACACATAAAATCTTTAACCACAAAGGATTTTCCAAAAAACTTTGCATTTTGTTATAATCTCACACAAAACCGCAAATTTTCTCTTATTAAATGTTAAAAAGAAATACAAACTTGCGATATAAATATTTTCTTAATAATTATATAGAAATGTAAATATAGTTTAACGCAAATCTCTGAAAATTTTACAAAAAAATGATATATATTTCGTTATATTGTTGTATCTTTGCATCGGTGAAAGTCGCACAAAATCGCATGATTAGCGATATAACCATATATATATTTAGAAATAAAATACAGTCTTAGTAAGATGGCAAACGAAATAGTTAAAAATAGTATAAAAAGTGATATAATCACTATGATATATAAGCAGGGTGTTATACTTGATGTATGCAAGATGTACTGCCAAGATAGATACTTGCTCGATGAACTGGTGCAAGAGGTGGTTATCATCATGCTTGGAAAGGATAACGACTTAGTGGTAGGGCTTAACGAGCGAGGCGAACTTGTGCGCTACATTAGCCAAGTGGCAAAGCACCAGTTTTGCAGTAGCACCAGCCCATTTTATAAAACGTATAAGAAACAACAAAATAGAGAAAGGGAAATAAATAATGAAAAGGTTTGAGATTGCAAGAACTCCAGAGATACAAGCTTTAATAGCTAAGTATGAGAACTTGGGGCAGGATTTCGTAGTAAGCGACGAAGATTTAATGGTGCAGCGCATAGCAAGCCAGATGGATGAGTATAGCAGGGTACTTTGGTATGCCTATACCGAAAACCATAGCATCCTAAAGCTTGCAAAGTTCTTTGGCACTACAAGCTACAAAGCAAGAGCCGCTATCGATGAACTCAAAGCACAAGTTAAAAAGATAATGCGTAACGAAAGAAACCGAAAGGACTAAGGATATATGGCACAAACTATCATAGATAACGCTATAATAATGCTTATATCGGTTTTTATAATCGATATATCGAAAGCCCTACCAAGTCTTAACCGATACATCTTTAGATGTATCTTTGGTAAGGAAATACCATATAACAAAAGTTATATTTCCTTGCTTGCAGGGCTTACGGAGTGCAGCTTGTGTTTTACTTGGTGGGTGTGTCTTATATATAACACCATCATGGGCGATGTACGCTTTATATACGGTGTAGGCTTTGCAGCCGCTTTTAGTTATACAAGCGTTATAGCAAAACTTTTACTAAATAAGGTATTAGATTGGTTTTCAAGTAGATTAGTATAAACAATTAAATATAATAAGCGATATGTTAAAGATACAAGACGAAAAAATAAAAGCTATCATCATGGAGGCAGCAAGGACACAAGCCATAAGTGAGATAACACCCGACCAGCGTAGGCAAATAGCTTACTACACAAGTGCCTATCTTAACGACCCTATTAACATCTGGTGCGATGGGTGCGTTATAAGGGCTTGCTATAATCTGGCAAAGGAACTTGAAAAGAGTAATAACACAAAAAATAAGAAAGGAAAATAAGTATGAAGAACAACAAGAAAAAGAACACTGGAAACGAGGAAATACAAGCCATCATGGATGAGATAAAAAACGCTCAACCGAAAGAGGGCGCAAACCTCACTATCGACACCGACCAAGTGCAGAAAGATGGTACTACCATCCATGAGCATGAGGAAACCGCTAACGGTGTAACCATCCACACAAGAGAGGTAAAGCCAGCCGAGGGCGCAAATAAAGCCCCACAAGCGCAAGAAATTGCAAAGGTGGGTAATAGTTCCACCGATATGGAGAAAGCCCCTAAAATCGAAGATATGGCGGTAATACCACCTACCGAAGATGCTTTGCAGTTCTATAACCTAATCATGGATGGACACGATATTAACTCTTTGCGAGAAATGTATAAGGGATGGAAACTAAAGCGCATTAACAAAGCTTACCAGAAAGCCCAAGAACTTATACAAGTGGCGCAGAAAGAGCAGGAACAAGCAAGAGCCGAAGCGGTAGCAAGATATAACTATATGTATCGAGCAGCAAGCAAGGTGGGAAACCTTAAAGAAATGCGGGCTATCCAAGACTGCATCTGCAAGGTGCAAGGACTTTGGAAAGATGGCATTAGCGTAGGCGAAAACGCACAAGTTATTACCCTTTGGGGTGGCTTGGGTGCAGCTCCGACAAACAAGTAACTTTATTATAAACTTTTTAATTTTTGCAGAAATGGATAATACAAAGAAATTTGAGAATTTAGTTAGAAACGAAAGTTTGGCTAACGAGGTTTGGCAGGTATGTTTACATGGTTATGCCGTATCAAACATGGGTAGGGTATTTAGTTTCAAGTCTGGAAAGATACTAAAGCCCTATCCAAATAGCACTGACCCAAAGAAAGCATACTTGCAGGTTATGATAGGTGCAACACCTACTCTTGTGCATAAACTGGTACTGGAAACATTTGTACCAAGACCAGCAAGCTATTATCAAGTAAACCATAAAAACGAGAATAAGATGGATAACAAATTAAGTAACTTGGAATGGCTTACCGCAAGCCAAAACGTGAGATATGGGCATGGACTGGATAAGCGTAGCCACAAGGTACTTGTGTACCGCAAGGATGGTTTCCAAGCCTACTGCCGTAGTAAAGCCGACGCCGCAAGGCTAACTGGCATTAGCGCAGACAAGATTAGCGTTATGGCATGGAAAAACCTTTTTAGGACTACCGAGGACAGCCCCAAAGATGATTGGTGGTTAGGTCATGGATGGGTAAACATACCCAAGCCCCTAAAGGGAAAGGATGGCTTAGACTACTATTTTATCGAGTGCATTAGCGCAGTGGATAAAGAGGGTAACGTGGTATGGATGCGCCCTGACAATGGCAGACCCATACCCAAGTACATAACAAGCGATGAGCCGCACACCCTTTCGGAAATGGGCGATATTATCTGGGAGGATGAGCAAGAGGCTCGCAGATTAGCGAAAGAAAAGAAATGCAAATAGTTTTCCCGAAATTAACATGGTATCAAGAAGAGGTGGCGCAAGCCCTTGAAAGCAAGCGCAAGGATGCCCCAAAGTATATTACATGGCTTGCCAGTCGTAGGATTGGCAAGTCTGTTTTGTGCAAGTGCATAGCCGTTAAATGGTGCTTGGATAAAAAGCAAAACGTGGGCTATGTAGTACCCACAAGCGCACTTGCAAGAGATTTCCTTAGAGAGATACTTACCGAAATAAAAGGTACTGGCTTGGTGTTATCGTCTAACGTGATAGACGGATATATCCTCTTTGCTAACGGTAGCGTTTTGCGCTTTCTTAGTGCCGAGGGTTTCCAGCGTGGCTTAACCTTTCACAAGATGATAATAGACGAGGCGAGTTTCTTAGACACACAAAACTATCTGGAAACCTTTGTACCGATGCAAGTAAATTGTGATAGGGTGGTAATGGTTTCCACTCCGATGGGTGTAGGCGGTGCTTTCTATGATAACTACCAGCGTGGCTTGACAAACGATAAGCACTACAAATCTTTCAAGACCACCATTTATGAAAGCGGCTTGTATCGGGATGATGAGATAGAGATAATAAGAAAGTCTATGCCCGATGCAGCGTTTAGCCAAGAGTTCCTTTGCGAGTTTCTTAGTGGCGGTATTAGCGCATTTGGGCAGCACTACTTGGATAGGCTGACAAACGAAACAATGACTAAGACAAAAAAGCTTTTCGCAGGGATAGACTTTTCTGGAGCAAAGGACACTGGTACGGATGAGACGGTCTTGTTTATCGTTAATGAGAATTACGAAACCGTATTTTTCAAAACGTGGGCGCATGGCGATTTTAAGACACTTAACGAGATAGGCGAGATATTAAAGGCTTGGGGTGTTACTTGCGCCTATGGCGAGGAAAATAGTATCGGTATGCTTGCGATAGAACAAATAAAGAAAATATATCGTGGCATAGTGGGATGGCAGCAGACAAACACAAACAAGCGGTATATAGTCGATAATGTTATAACAAACTTTGAGCAGGGAAAGGGTAGCATACCAGACACACCAAGCGTTAAACTCCAGTTTGGTAACTTTGTACGCAAGCAGCTTAAAACTACTTGGACTTACGAAAACCTTAATACCCATGTGCATGATGATATAGTTATAGCGTATTGTCTGGCTTGTGCAGCTTGCAAAGCAAACATGAAAAAAGGTAATTATGTTTTTACCTAACCGATGTATAACCTTTCGCACATTTTCGCACAAAGAAAGGTTTTACTATATAGTAGGGTGTCGATGGTAAAAAGCCGAAAGTGGAGAAAACACGATTAGGCGGTGCGTTTGCCAGAAATGCCCATCGAGAAATAAGCTAAGATTTGTAACCAGAGGTGGCGAGATGGAGCGAAAGCCCAAGCAACCACCTTTTTTTGTGTCTTGTTATAACCGCTTTTCAAGCCCTACAAGCGTTTGTTTTTGTGTTATAGTACAAGTTATAAGTAGGCATGGAAAACAAGCCCTAAACCGCTTAAAATAGGGCATATCGCAAATTTATTTTTCAATATACCAAACTTTCTAAAATAATTTGTTTACCTTTGCACCATCGTTTCACGAAAATATAAAAGAACTTATGGCAGCTAAGAAAGAAAAAAGGGCGATTTCCACAGTGGCAGTTACCCAAGAAACTAACGAAAAGTTAGACGCTTTTTGTACCAAGTACGATATAAACAAAAAGCAGTTTATAGAACTTGCACTCGACTATTTCCAAAGGACTGGGGTAGATATATTCTCAGATGATAAGGGCATGGAACAAACCTTGCAAGCCATCAAGGATGCAGTAACCGAACAAACAACAAAACAAGCAGACACACTTAATAAGCTTGTCTCCGCTATTACACAAGTAAGGGAAAACACCGAAAGACTTTTGCCACCTATTGAGCAGGAACCAGAACCAGAACAAGCGCAAGCCGTCGATGCCGTAGAGGTAGAACAAGAACAAGATACACCATCGTACTGGCAGCGTAACAAAGTATGGCTTTCCATCGTTATAACTATCTTGGTTATCGCTGGTATCATGGCAGCAGCTTACTTTATCTATCTTAAAGACTATATCATCATTTAAGATGGTTTTTTCAGTTAGG